GGCGGTGGCTTCGGCTTCTTTGTCCTCTGCCTCGTCGTCTCGCTCTTCTTCTTCCTGTGGCTGTGGTTTTGTCTGCAAAGCCTCAACCAACTTTGTTACGCTGTCTGTGAGTGTGTCAATTTTCGCACTCAAGTCATCGAGTTTTTTCTCGTCCATTGTGTTTGACCTCTTACTTCTAATAGTCTGGCTTTGTGTTTGCGTGTATGCAGGTGTAATCACACAAAGCGAAATAGCATATAAATCAGCTTTTTTCAAAGTTGTAACGCCGTCGCTTGTTTCCCATTCGTGCGGGGTAAACTCAAAAGAAAGCGTGTCGCAATCCCCTCGATGAATTGTATCATAGCACCTATTCGCTATATCGCTATCTCCAAGCGTCAAGGAAAAGTGCAAGCCGTCTTCTTTGTCTTCAAGAGCAAGCGTGTCGCTTTTGGTGTTACCGAGAATAAGCTCGTCATTATGCGCATAATTTGCATACACATCATTTGATTTAATCCAATCGGCAAAACAGCCCGCCTGCAACTTTTCGCGACTTCCCTCGCTGTAACCAAGCCACATTTCTTCACTCAAAACGCCGTAAGGAATAACGCCAGAAACAACATGATTGCCGTTTTCATCAACCGCTCTAACCGTCTTCGACTTTGTACGAATAATTCTGTTATCCATAAAAAACCTCTATTCTTAATAGTCAGGCATAGCCTGTTTCTCAAGGCATAGCCTGTTTCTCAAGGCACAGCCTGTTTTCACCCACAGGGTGTTTTTAACTTGCTTATAACTTGCTTATAACTTGCTTTTGCTTTCGGGAACGTGCCTTTTCTTTTCGGGAATGTGCCCGAGAGTTTCGGGAACGTGCCTTTTTCTTTCGGGGACTTGCCCTAAACCTTCGGGAACGTGCCTTTTCTTTTCGGGAACGTACCCGAGAGCTTCGGGGACTTGTTTTGTGCCTTACAAAGCAGACTGTGCCTCTTACAAAACAGCCTATGGCTGTTATTGCATTAGTTCGCTGCCTAGCCCCGTAGCGTCGGCGTTGGGTTGCGTTCCTGTGGCTTCGTCGGTCTTTTCGTCAAGTTCGGCTTGTTTTGCCTTTGCACTCGCGCCGAGGGCTTTTTCTAGTTCGTCGTAAATCGGCAAAAGGCTAGCAGGGCGATAATGCCAATCACCCGACTCGATTTCGGGTAATCCATTTTCTAGCTTTGCTCTAGCCTCGTTCACACTCAAAAGACCGTTATTCACTTCTTTTACAAGCGCGTCGATTTTGGCAGAAAGAGAAGTGCGCAAAAGTGAATTGTAATTGAACTTGACGCAATACTTTCCCTGTTGGTCTAAAGGGAAGAGCTTTTGAAAACTTTCTTCAAGCTGTTGCACAATCGGCAATACGGCATTTTGAGAATAAAGCGTCGTGAGCTTTTCAAGGTCAAGCCCGCCGTTCTCTCCAGAGAGCAATTCATAAGGCACGCCGAAAAGCATAGAAATCATTTTAAGCTGATATTGCCTGTTTTCAGAAAGCTCTTGAGAGCGGTTGTCTGTCATTGCGTTTTGCAAGGTTTCAAACTTCACATTGTTTGTTTTGACAATCGGCTTATAGGCATTTTCTGCGCTGCCATAATTTTGCACATATCGCTCACGCAAGATATTAAGCTGTTCCTCTGTCGCATTGGGAAAACTTTCCGACACGTCGATTACAAGGCGCGAATTGATACCATTGTTAAAACTCGAATGTGTCCATTTATCAAGCTCTGCGTTCGTCGCAAAGCTATCGCTACACACATCGAAAATACTGCGGCCCTTTAATGTGTCGTAACCGAAACGGCTCGGAATGTGCAAAACTTTATCGGCATAATAGACTTTTCCGTAATAGCTGTATTTTTTGCGGTTGAATTCGTCGCGACTTACCATAACTTCGGCAGGGTTAAGTCTAAAGAGATTTATGCATTGCCCCTTTTCGTCGCGGTCGATATACAAATACACGTTACCGCGAGAAAAGTAATCTAACACAAGCTGATAACGGAAAAAAAAGCCTGTTTCATCAAGGTTTGGCTCTTTGAGTGTTTCATAAAGCGTGTTGTTTTCTGCCTTTTTCCCGCTGTTGACGTAATACACACCAAACGACAAGCCCGCGATAGTTGTTGCTATGCGGTCGATACAGGCAAAGGCTACAGGGTCGGCTTCTATGTTTCTGGCTGTAAATGTGTTACGACCGAGAAACAAGGGTTTAGATGTAGCCTTTTTGTTTTGTCGGAAAAACAAATTTTTGAGAAGTTTCATTCAAGCCCTCTCACAAACGATTGGTAATTTGTGTCGTTTTCTTTCTTGCTTGCGTTGCTCTGGCAAGAAACAAGCACAAGCAAGGCAAATGCAAGGCAAATGCAAGGAAAAATACTTTTCATAAGCTAGACCCTTTCGAGATACGAGCCGTCGATGTCGTTGAAAAGCTCAACTTCAACATAATTATGCTCCAAATCGTCAACAGCAGAAACGGTTAACGATGTTTTCATTGTCTCCGCGCCTCCTGCCGTTGGCGTTTCCATTTCTGACACTTGAGCTGTGGGAATACGGAAAATAAGGCGGTTGTTTTCGCTGTCGGTAAACTCAATTTCAAGAGACACAATCGCGTCTGTTTTGAATTTGCCGTTACGAATTGCTTCTGTTTTCGCCGTGTAAAGAGCTTCAAACTTTGCCGTACATTCTCGCGCACCCTGCTTTGGCTCTTTTGCATAAAGCCCTGTATCTGTAGTATAAAGCGATGTGTCGAGATTGTTGTTGTAATCAAAATTGATATTCGTAATGTCTGCGACTTTTTCGCCGTCCATTTTCACGCGTGCTTGATGAAATTTGAAGGCTTTGCCGTTTTCGACTTTCAAATCGTCTTTGATTTGCCCGCTCTGCAGTTCTTCTCTGCCAGAAGTGGAAATAGTGAGGTTCAATCTGTCTTCTGCAGCAGCCGAAAAGCTGATAGAAGCGAATTTCACGCCTGTGTAAGATTGAATGTTGACACCGCGGTCAATCGTAAAGCAATAAGACGGCAAAAGGTCCGTTTCTTTGTTTCCGATTGGTGTAAATGTGTGTTTATACTTGCCGTCTGTGCTTGCAGTGTCCACACTTTCCACGCCGAAAACGCCCGCAAGAAAATAGCCGATTGTTCGGGGCTTTGCGAGTGTCGCAATATCTCCCTCTGTGTGCAAGCTCATTGTTTCTACCATAGATTTACCCACGCCACCAGTCAAAAGCCCTTCATCTTTTTTGTTTGCGCTGTACTTAAAGCCCTCGCTGGAGACCGCCACGCGCACATTCCCGATTTTGTATTTGCCATATTCTTCTTCTTGTGCAAAAGTAACTTTGACACCATTACCGTTAACCATTCAAAAACTCCTTAGAGATGTCTCTCTATCCTTTAATAGTCCTATGGCTTTACAAAACAGCCTATGGCTTTACAAAACAGCCTGTGGCTGGACTATTAAAGGATAGTGAGGTATTACAATGAAACTTAACGAAACATCTTTTGTGTTTAAGACAAAAATCAATCTTGATGCAGAAACATGGATTGAAGTACGAGAGCCGACAATGCTTGAATTCCGCAAGTTCAATAGCAACGGAAACGCAAGCGACCAGATGGAAAGCGCAAGAAAAATTATTCCCGATTGTATCATTGGCTCTAACTTGGAAACAGACGACGGAGAGACGGCAAAGGGCGCGGAAGTTTGGCGCGTTATCGAACCTAGCGCAAGCCTTGCAACTCGGGTTTTAAACGATTGGCTTCTTGCAATTCCCTTTCGCGTTGACGAAAAAGCAAAGGCAAGCAATTAGAGATATTGCACACACGCTTTTTGATGGCGGAAATCCTGCAACAGACGAGGAAATCAAAGACGATTGGAAAGAATACCGCTTCTTTTTCGACACGGCACTTTTCGCGCTAGATGCAAGATATGGGAATTGGTTATTCTCTCCAATGGGAAATGATATTGCACAAATGGGCGTGAAATCGTTTGAAGCCTATGAGCTTATCCGCTCCCTTTTCCGCGAAAAGATAGACCGAGAAATCAGGCACACAGCCATAGGCTGATTTGTAAAGCCATAGGCTGATTTGTAAAAAAATAGCCCTATAGTTTTTCACTCTATAGGGCTATTGAGAAAATAGAATTTCACTTCTTGCCATTTTTACCACTTTTTAGAATCCGATGATACAAAACTAAAGCAATCACCGCCAAAACCACACCTAAAACGCATTTTATTTCAAACGGCAATTTTCGCACAATAAAAAACATCAGCACTGCAACAATGAAAGGAATGTATTTTGAAAACTTCACCTTGACACCTCCGAAAAAGCAAAATAAAATAGGAGACAAAGAGAGCGGACAAGCCTGTACTGGTTTGTACAGGACTTGTTTTGTCGGTATGCTACTCTTTACTTCTTGCCGTCAAGCCACTTGGTGATGTAATATCCAATTACAACCACCAAGATGGCAAGCTCGAAGTCTAGGAGCTTATCGACAAAGTAGAACACTAAATCGTTCATCTTTGTCTCCTTATCGGTTTCCCGATGTTTATATAATACACTAAATATTTTATTTTGTCAATAGTTTTATATAGAAAAGTGAATATATTTTATTCTTTTTGCTTGACAGTATACATAAAATCGTTTAGAATAATGCTATGGACGTTAAAGAATACATCAATTTAGCTTTAGTAAAAGCTGGTAACATTTCGCTTGCAGAATTGGCACGCAGAACGGGTCAAACATCGCAAAACTTGCATAATAAATATTCTCGCAATGTTTTCAAGGTGTCTGAATTGGAAAAAATTGCCGAGGCTTTGGATTGTGAATTGAAAATCCAATTTATCAGAAAAGACACTAAAGAACCATTGATTTAACAGCCTGTGGCTGAAAAAAATGTCTAGGGTATCTCTTTTGATATTCCTAGACATTTTTATTTAGACATTTTTAGACATTATCAAATGCAAGGTCTAGCAAGAAACGGCTTGTGCTTTTTCCGCTTGCCTTTACAAGTTGTTTTCTTGCCACGCTTTCACAGCTTCTACAATAAAGCGCGATTTATTCAACCCCGCTTTTTCTGCAAGCTCATTGATTAAATCAATTTCGCTTTGTTGTAAAGAAAATTGCACTTGCTTTCTACCGCTTTCCGTTAGCTTCTTTCTGCCCACGTTGCTTTTATCACCGCTACCAGCTCCCGCCCTAGCTCCGCCCCAGTTGCTAGAGTATTCTTTGCTTTCGTCTTTCTTTTTCCCTGCCATTACTCACCCCTTTTTATTATCATTCGTATCGTGAAAGCAATGATACCCAAGCCGATTAAACACAAACCAACACCACGAATCAATTCTACAATCATAGATAAATCCATTGACAAACCCTCGATAATGTTTGTACACTAGACAACAGAGAGCCTCAAGCTCCCTGTCAACTCCAAAGAGCTGGCACTTTTATAAAGCTGTCAATGTGTTTCTTTCCACAGCTTTACACATTCTCTAAGGAATTGAGAGCGATTAAAGCCGTTTTTCTCACAAATTTCGTCAATTTCTTCGATATCCTCTTTATAAAGAGAAAATTGAATCTGAACTCTTTTAACGCCTGTTGCCTTGCGTCCGCCACCGTGATAGCCATAGCCTGAATATTTCGGCTTTTCTGTGTTTTCTACAAAAGAAATATCATCACTCATTTTTCACGCCTTTTTTTAAAAGAATCAAAGATAAATCTAACTACACTTGCAATAATGATAATTGTCATAACTCTAGGGAAAGAAGAACCCCAACCTAGAAAATGAAACAGAATTGCAATGATTATGCTTGAAATGATAAGAGCTATTGACAATATAAAAAGCTCTCGAAATAACCTTGACAAGCTCATAAACATAAAATAAAATCGTGGAAAAGAAGCGTTCGCTTTTTGCTACTTGCTTCTTTTTTAGTTCTAGCTGTTTATCGCTTTTATGATTAGGGCAGTAATCACATTGATAATCACAGCTTTAAGGATTTCCAAAAGACAACCGAAATATTCATCATCGCGGTTGTCTTTTTCTTTTTCCTCATCTTCCACGATTTAACCTCCTGTATAAGATTTAAGCTCTCGCTTATGGTTATATAATAGCATATCTTTTGTATTATGTCAATACTTATTACAAAATAAATACAAAAAAAATAGGGCATAAAAGCCCTATACACGCAAGTTTATAGAAAAAATATTATGACTGTAATATTCTTAATCGATGGTCTTTACTGTCTAAATACATAAGCCCTTTAAGCCCTGTATATGCTTCGTCTGTGTTACTAGCTGGAAAGGAATCAAAACGACCTTTTGCCTCTAAAACTGGCAAGTCAACAACAATAGCGGTCCCTATGTTAATATCCTTTAGCTTTATGACAATTTCGGGAAACCATACCGCATCTGCATCATCTCCTGTTCGCCAACCATCGGACTCTGAATGTATACATTCATCATCAACGAATATTTCTAATTTGTCGTAGTGATGCCAGCCTGATGAATTTCCGTAAGCTCTCTCGCATTCGCTTATCCACTTATGCACTCTTATTTTTTCGCCATAATGAGAGCCTGCA